TGATGGAACTAATGTTGTAAAAGCAGGTGAACTTAGAAAATGGAGAGCAGTTTCAGCAGCAGAAACAGTTCAAGCTGGAGCTCAACTTTTAGTAAATACAAATAGTGGAGCAGTTACAGTAACATTACCAGCTTCTCCAAGTGCAGGTGATGAAGTTTCATTTATAGATCAAGGATATGATTTTAATACTAACGCATTGACTGTTGGTAGAAATAGTTCAAATATAGCTAATGCAGCTGCGGATTTAGTTGTTAATACACAAGGTGCTGGCTTTAGTTTAGTTTATTCGGGAGACGCTACTACTGGCTGGACATATAGGGAGAAATAATAAATGTCTAATTACGAGGCCACAAAATACGATTTTGATGGAGCTAGCCTTTCAGGTGTTCAAGGAATTGCAACGGCAACTATTATGCCATGGTCTTCTTCGTCAGTACCGTCTGGATTTTTAGAATGTAATGGTGCAAATGTTTCAAGATCAACTTATTCTGATTTATTTGCAGTAATAGGTACAACTTACGGCGCAGGTGATGGTTCAAGCACTTTTGGTCTACCAAATTTACAAGATAATATACCTGTTGGAAAATCTGGTACTAAATCTTTAGCGTCAACTGGTGGAGCAAACACTGTAGCCTCAACTGGAAACGTAGCAGGCTCTACAGCCAATGCAACTTTATCAACAGCGCAACTTGCTTCTCATAGTCATGGAGTTACAGGTGCGCGTTTTACTGGAAATAATAACGTTAAAGGAGCTCAAACACAGCAAATTAATGTTAACACACAAAGTACAGGATCTGGACAAGGTCATTCACATAATATGTCTGCGACCTTTACAGGAGATGCAACATCTGTTATACAACCTTATTTAACAATAATTTATATTATAAAAACTTAAAGGAGAAAAAATGGCAACTAACGCAAATTGGACAGTAGTATTTGATGATAAAATAATTATTAAAAATTACTCAGAAGGTGCTAATGAAGGTGTAGGGCACAAAATCAACAATGATTCTTTTTGGAACGATTCTAAATGGTCAAATATTTGGGCAATTCAATATGTTTCAGGTAATGAAGATTATAGTGATAGTGTAGAATATAGAGATAATACAGCTCATACTTCATGGACGGCAGCTAACTTAGGAGATTTTAAAACTCAATTTATTGATAAATGGGACGCAGCTCATTTATCTGAATTACAATCTAATTGGGATGAAGATAATGCTGAGAGTGAAACTGAATCTGAAAAAATTACTAGATTAGGTGCAAGACCTACGTCTTATTCCTCATAGGAGAATAAATGGCAAATTATGAAGCTACAAGATATGATTACGACGGTGGTAATATCACCGGACTTGTAGGAATTCCAACGGCAACTATTATACCGTGGTCTTCTTCTTCAGTGCCAACAGGTTACTTAGAATGTAATGGTGCGAATGTTTCAAGATCAACTTACGCAACTTTATTTGCAGAAATAGGAACTACTTACGGTGCGGGAGATGGATCAAGTACTTTTGGTTTACCAAATTTACAAGACAACGTAGCACTTGGAAAATCTGGTACTAAAGCTTTAGCATCAACTGGAGGTGCAAACGCAACTGCAAACTCTGGAAATGTTGGTGGATCAACAGCTAATGCAACTTTATCAACAGCGCAACTTGCTTCTCACTCTCATGGTGGATTTCAACTTGGTCTGGCAGATTCCATGTCTACTCAATATTGGCAAAGATTTAGTCAACAACAAAGATCTCCTTCTAGCAATAGCACTGGTTCAGGTGGAGGTCACTCTCACAACATGAGTGCTACTTTTACAGGTGATTCAACGTCTGTTGTACAACCTTATTTAACAATAATTTATATTATAAAAACTTAGGGAGAAATGAACTGTGTCTAATTACGAAGCAACTAAATACGATTTCGACGCCGCAAATCTTACAGGCATTGAATTAATTCCTACTGCAACTATAGTGCCTTGGACTGCTGCTTCTATTCCAACAGGTTTCTTAGAGTGTAATGGTGCAAATGTTTCAAGATCAACTTACGCAACTTTATTTGCAGAAATAGGAACTACTTACGGTTCAGGCGATGGTTCAAGTACTTTTGGTTTACCAGATTTACAAGATAAATGTTGTATTTCAAAATCTGGTACTAAAGCTTTAGGATCAACTGGAGGCGCAAACACTGTAACCGCAACTGGAAATGTTGGTGGTTCTACAGCCAATGCAACATTATCTACGGCTCAACTTGCTTCTCACTCTCATGGATTAGGATCTGGAGGTGGTACACCTGGAGGTGGTAATAACGCTTTAGGATCTGCTCAATCAGGAATAGCTAATAGTAATTTATCAAGCACAGGATCTGGACAAGGTCACTCTCACAACATGAGTGCAAACTTTTCTGGTGATGCAACTTCAGTTTTACAACCTTATTTAACATTAATTTATATTATAAAAACGTAATTTAATGAAGCCACGCTACTATACTATAGCGTGTCCCTTTTTTAATTGGTGATATACCATGTGGATACATAAAATTACTTGGAAAAAATACGATAGATCCTTTATTTAATTTTAATCTTTTTATTTCTTTTTTCTGTTGATCTGTGAAAACTAAATCACCTCCTTCATAATCATTATTAAGGTTAATAATAACGCTAATTTGTCTTGGCCATTTCCACGAATCATCTGTATGAACATTGTATTTTCCTCCAGGTGGATACTTAAGTATATCTATTTGATTTATTTTTTTACTATCTACAAATGGAAATTTGACTTTGTAAAACATGTAAAGTCTTTCAATTTCTAATTTTATTAAATTAAAATAAAAAATATCAGTTTTATTATTAGATTTTAAAGTGTGTCCTTTAACGTTTCTTATATTAGTGTTTACACCCTCTTCGACTGTTAAATTTTTATTAGCTCTATTATCTATGAAAGGAATTATTTTTTTTATTAATTCAGGTTTTATGACTTTTTTTATTTCAACAATATATTCAGTATGATCCATTTTACCTTAACATCATCCAAGAAGTTAAAATATATTTTTCTCCAGATAAAGGAGGATTACCTCTATGTAGATATGGAAATCCAGCGGGCCAAATAACTATTCTTCCTTTTTTTGGTTTTACTCTTTTTGAAAAATGTAAAAATTCTGTTTCTCCACCCTCTTCAACATCATTTAAGTATATACTAAAAACAAAAGCTCTAGGTTCATTATCAAATCCTTTACCATGTTCAATATGCCAAACGTGATAACCTTCCGTAGGTAAGGTTTTTTGAATTTTTAAAGAAGTAAAATAAAAAGGAACTCCATAAGCATCATCAGCTCCTACATTTTTAACATAATGATTCCAAGCTAAATCAAAATTTAACATCATTGTTTTTAACTCTTCCCACCATACATTCATATTATTTGGTGCTGCAAAGTATTGTTGATCTTGTTTTTGTAAAACAGATGCTTTTTCAAAACCTATTCTATTAATAGTATTATTAAATTTATTTTGATCTTCAAATAATTTAATGGCTTTATCACATTCCTCTGAAAGAATGTAATTATCATAAATTCCTATAAAATTATCTATATTAACTGTTTTATCTTTCATTTAATTTTTTTTTATAGTCAAAATGTTTATGTGGAGAAATATTGAATATTAAACTATATCTGTTTTTTTCTTCTTGAGATGTATCAAATCCATGTAGTATGTGAGGTGGAAATATATAATAATCTCCTGGTTCAGGATTTATTTTTAAATTTAATTCAGGAAGTATTAAATCACATCCTTTTGTTAAATATAAGATTCCATGAAGAGAAGGGTGAATATGATAATCTAAACTATCTCCTTTTTTTATTTCATTGCCCCAAGCATTTTCAATAGTATTTTTTTCTAAAAAATGTTCAAATATGTCAGCATGAGTTGTTTGATGTTTATTAATAAGAAAAGTCATAAAATTAATAAAATTAGATTTATTTACAAAATAATTCCAATCCGTCATTCCACCTTTTACGTTTGTATAATTTTCCATTTTTGGATTTAAATTATTTTTTACATCCATCATAAAATTATGAATAAGATCAGGGTAAGGATAATGTCCAAATATAATATTTACTGTTCTTGGATAAGTAATAAATAAAGAATTTTTTTCTTCTGCTAATGGGTTATTTTTATTAAATAAACTAATCATTTTGCGACTTTCATTCTCTGTAAAACTAATATATAAAGCACTATATGCTACAAAAATTAAATTTCAAGCCTGGTTTTAACAAGATGGTCACAGATTCAGGAGCTGAATCTCAATGGGTAGATGGTGATTTTGTTAGATTTAGATATGGATTACCTGAAAAAATAGGTGGTTGGAATCAATTATCTATTGCAGGTGAAACTTTACCTGGAGCAGCACGTGCTCAACACACCTGGACATCTTTAGCTGGTGAAAGATATGCAGCTATTGGAACTTCACAAGGTTTATTTTTATATTACGGAGAACAGTTTTTTGACATTACACCATTAGATACAGCTATTACAGGATGCACATTAACAACTGTTAATGGCTCAAATGTTTTACAAGTTAATAAAGGCTCTCATGGTCTAGAAGTTGGAAGATATGTAACTTTATCTGGCGTAACTGTTACA